GGATCCGACAGATATCCTGCACAAATATTAACATAGGAAGGAAATACTATGCCAGAAGAAATAAAAAAACCAAGTGAAAAATTGGTTGATATTGATACATCCGGACCTGAAACAGATGTAGCAGTAGAAGAAGTAAAAGAGGAGGCCGTTATTGAAACCAAGGAAGAAGAACCACGAATCACGGAAGTAAAAGAAGAACCAAAAGAAGAAGATACTAAACTAGAAGAATATAGTAAAGGCGTTCAAGGACGTATTGCTAAACTCACAAGAAAAATGAGAGAAGCAGAACGAAGAGAAATTGCCGCTACTGAATATGCTAATTCTTTAGAACAAGCAAGAAGGGTTGATCAGGATAGATTTCAAAAAGTTGATTCTGATTATACTAAAAAATTTGAGGACAACATTAAAACCGGAATGGATTCTGCGGAGAATGAATTAGCGCGTGCCATTGAAGCGGGTGATGCTGCTGCTCAAGTTCAAGCGAATAAAAGAATTGCTACATTAGCATTTGATAATGCGAAATTAGAGCAACGAAAAGAAAGTGTTGCGCGGGAAAAACCTGTACAGCTTTCTGATGGTGGACAATTACCTAAACAGACACCAAGACAAATGCCTCAAGCAGATCCGATGGCTGAAGATTGGGCAAGTAAAAATACATGGTTTGGACGAGACAGACCTATGACTTTTACTGCGTTCGAAATTCACAAAGATCTAGTTGAAAAAGAAGGATTTGATCCTAAGTCTGACGAATACTATGCGGAAATCAATAAAAGAATTAAAGTTGACTTTCCTCATAAATTTGGTAATACTGAGACAACTACGCCTAGACCCGTTCAGTCGGTAGCTTCTGCGAACAGAAGTGTAAAACAAGGGCGCAAAACTGTGAGACTCACTTCCTCACAGGTGCACATTGCAAAAAAATTAGGAGTGCCACTCGAAGAGTATGCAAAACAATTAAAACTCACGGAAGGAGCATAAGCATATGACAAAAGACAAAAAAATAACTTCTCGTGCGGCGGAAACTCGGACAAAAACTGAACGTCCAAAAGAGTACAAGCCACCATCCTCTCTGGATGCACCACCAGCGCCTGACGGTTTTAGACACCGTTGGATTAGAGCTGAATCAATGGGTTTCATCGACGGTAAAAATATTTACGGAAGATTGAGATCTGGATATGAGTTAGTGAGAGCTGACCAATACAACGATTCAGACTATCCTGTCATCACTGACGGAAAATACGCTGGAATCATTGGAGTAGGAGGCCTACTGTTGGCTAGGATACCTGAAGAACTCGCGAAGCAAGAGTTGACTATCAGAAAAGACAAACTGAAGGTCAAGACGAAGCTATAGACAACGACTTGCTGAAGGAACAACATAAGAGTATGCCGATCGACATCGATCGACAGTCTCGCGTAACCTTCGGTGGTACAAAGAAGTAAAGTTTATTTCTCGGGATAACAACCAATTCCCTATCATCGATTTAAATTAACCTGTTTATAGGAAACTATAAACTTTAAGGAGTAATACTATGGCAAATAGAAACACAAGTGGTTTTGGTTTGATTGCTGCGGGTACAGTTGGTTCAACACCAGCTACGCAAGGTCAAGGCAAATACTACATTGATGCTGGTGCGACTGCTGATTTATTTCAAGGTACGGCGGTAAAAAGCAAAGCCGGATACATAATCACAGCTCAAGCTGCCATCACAAATACGTGTATAGGTGTGTTAAACGGTATTTTCTACAATGCGGCTACGACTTTAAAGCCGACGTGGGCAAACTGGTATAACCAACCGATTACTCCGGCAAACTCTGAAGATATAACGGCGTTTGTAATAGACAATCCATTCCAACTTTTTGTTGGATCTTTACTTACAACTGCAGCTCAGGCTGTTTACGGTTATACCGTAGGCTTAACTGTAACTGCAGCAGGTCATGAAGCAAGTGGACAGTCTAGTTCAACGTTAACAGAGACAACCAAGCACGCAACCAACAACCAGTGGAGACTAGTAAGAACGGCTGAGGATCCTGAGAACAATCAAAACGCAGCGTATAGAAGCGTTATTGTTGCTCACAACCTTAACCAATACTTACAGAATATCAGTACCACTCCTGCTGGTTTAACTTGGCAATAGGAGCATATAGAAATGGCAATATCACGAGCACAGCTAGTTAAAGAACTAGAACCAGGCCTAAATGCACTATTTGGGCTGGAGTACAAGCGTTACGAAAATCAACACGCTGAAATATACGTTACTGAATCAAGTGACAGGGCTTTCGAAGCGGAAGTCCTGGTATCATGATTCGCCAACGCTGATGCAAAAGCAGAAGGTCAAGGCATTTCATACGATGAAGCGCAAGAAACCTACACTGCACGTTACACAATGGAAACGATCGCGCTTGCTTTCGCTATAACTGAAGAAGCTATCGAAGATAATCTCTACGATAGACTAGCTTCTAGATATACAAAAGCATTAGCAAGATCTATGTCTAACTCGAAAGAAGTTAAAGGTGCATTACCTTTGAACAACGGTCTACCTTCGGTAGCTACGTTCAAAACAGGTGATGCTAAATCTCTGTTCACAACGAATCACCCAACGGTGAGTGGAACAGTAGTTAAAAACACTTTAACAACTCAAGCAGACCTTAACGAAACATCATTGGAGCAGTCTTTAATAGACATTGCTGCGTTCACTGATGAAAGAGGTTTGAGAATTGCAGCTAAAGGAATTAAAATGATAATTCCTTCTGCAAATCAGTTCAATGCTGAGAGATTGATGAAATCTCAAGGTAGAACTCAGACAGCTGATAATGACATCAATGCAATCAATAGCATGGGAATGATCCCACAAGGTTATAGAGTTAATAACTTTTTAACTGATAGTGATTCATGGTACATCATTACAGACGTTCCAAACGGTATGAAATTGTTTTCAAGAACTCCATTGAGTACATCAATGGAAGGAGACTTTGATACTGGTAACGTTAGATACAAAGCTAGAGAAAGATACAGCTTCGGCTGTTCGGACTTTAGAGGTATCTTCGGCGTTGAAGGTGCGTAATCTAAACTAATTAATGAGGCCGGACACAATTCGGCCTCATTTTAAATATACGGTGAGAAAATGAAAAAATTCCTAGTAAATATCTGGGCTTACGATTATCACGCTAAAGTTGAAGTTTTAGCGGAGGATAATGCTGAGTCTATTGAACACTCTATCCTTGACAAATTAGGAGAAAAGAGTATAAAGTGGGAATCAACGGGAATGTTTCGAGACACCAACAGAATAACCTATGAGGAGGTTGTTGATGTTACAAGACCTGTACAAACAAAAACGGTCCTTGGAGTTGAGGTGGCAGTCTGAGTATGAGCAAAGTGGTAAATATACTCTGGACATGGTCGAAATCGATAATGCAATTAAAAACATTATTACTGAGATCAAACTCGAAGAATCTAAAATTGCTGATAGAGAAAATAAAATTAGCAATAATGCCCCCCAAGTTTCTGTGGCAACTTAGATAAACGCTACATCGCTGAAATCGTATATTTCTGTAAGGATCTCTTGCACTCTACTCAAAACTACTATATAAAAAAATCACTATACAATTAATTTAGAACATAGACGCGTGTAGTCGACGGCCTAGAGACTATGTTCAGAAACTAGGAGGATTTAATTATGGCAACAACAACGTTTAATGGAACGGTACGTTCCGATGGCGATATAAAAGCAACAACTAAGAACACTACTACAGGAGCATTTGTAGATTACGCTGTTATAAAAGCAGCGGGTGGTATGGAAGTAGAAAAAGTTGCAAGCACTGGAAACAACATTGTAGCAGCAGGTACTTCAACAGGTACTAACAATGCAAGTTTAGGTACAGCAGCAACTATTTTCAAAGTCACACCTAATGATCATGGCACAGGAATTGCTGATGATGCAATTAGCACTTTTGTTAATAAAGTTGGTGGTCTTATCTACACTACTATTCTAATCGATCTACATGGTGGATTAGCTTCTGGTGGTACTGCAAATGATATTATTGGTACTGATGGTGGAACAGCTAACGCTTACATCGCAGAACTAACAACTGGAGTTAATGGTATTCCATTTGAAATAGAGTTTGCATGTTTAGAAGTACCAACAGGTGGAGATCCAGATATTAATCTAGATTGTTCAGCTACAGGAACTGATGCAGAAAATGCAGCG